GTCGACCAACTCGGGACCGAGGTGCTTCCCATTCCAGAAGCCGGGCCGGAACACTTCGCACCAGACACCCATCACGCGACCTCACAGAGACACAGGTTGAAGCCGCTCTGCGGTTGCACAGACGGCGTGCGCTTCGTGATCTGGAAGATCTCGCCGCGGACGATCGGGATCAGGATCGCGCGGCACTGGTAGTGGTTTGGCGGGATGAGCGACTGCAGCATCGGATCGTCAGCCCGAATCACCACGCCGTGCCAGGAGAGGCAGAAATCGGTCGTACGCTCGTCCAGAACGGACGAGTACTCGTAGGCCTGGATGAACGTCCGGACTTCTTCGTGGTGGAAGAAGTTCATGCGGCCCGAGTTGTAGGCCTCCGCGACGTTCGTGCGGGCGATGTTGTGCAGCCGCGCGGCGCTGGTCACGTCGGCTGAGACGTCGCCGGTCACCACGTAGGGCGCGAACAGGTTGCCGAGCTCGAACTCGATCTGCTGCATCGATGCGCCGCGCACCAGGCCGCGGCGGATCACGGTTTGCGCCTTGGCGAGCAGCTCGTCGCGGTACGTGCCAGCGATCGTGAACGCCTGCCGGGAGTAGTACTCCAGCAGTTCCTTCTGGATCGGGACCTTCCCGCGCCAGAAGCGCACGATGTCTTCGATCGTGTCGACGTCCGGCACGCCGCCGACCGGCGAAGCGACCTCCAGGTTGGCCTTCATCGAGCGGCCGACCGTGGGGCGCTCTGCGATCCCGGCCGCGCTCAATCCGCGCTCGATCTCGCCCCAGCCGTCGGCGGCGCCCTGGTGCAGCGCCTGGGCGAGCGCGGCCAGAAGGGCGTCGCGGACCTCGCCGACACCCGCCAGCCGCAGACGGTCGACTGAGGCGAGATCGCGCGTTTCTCGGCCGATCCCGCGCTTGCGGACCGTCGCGATCAGTCCGTCCCGCATCCGCTCGAAGGTGCCCGCGAGGTTCCGCTGCAGGCGGTCCTCGACCTGGTCGAGGCCTCGCTCGATCTCCGCGAACTCCACCTTCTCGGCGTGTTGGAGCATTTCGACGGCGGGCCGCTTGGCGGTGTACTGGTCGGGATCGGTGCCGGGGACGCCGGAGCCCTTCTTCGGGTCATTGCTGGGCGGGGCGCCGCCTGACCCTGGCCCGCGATCGCCCGAAGCAGGGGTGTTCTCCGGCAGACCCCCGGCGGTGTCGCGCGGCGGCAGCCCGATCCGCTCCCGGACCACCGGCTCGTCGGCGCCCACGATTCCCTTGTCCACCAGCGCGCACATCGCGTCGACGGCCTCTTTCCAGTACGAGCCGGTCAACGGCTTCCAGACGAGGCTCGGGTAGTTGTCGACGTTCCAGTTGATCGAGACGAGCCGCTTGATCAGCTGCTCGTGCATGATCTCCTCGGCGAAGACGCCGCCGATGTACTCGACCACCATCTTGAAGGTGTCGGAGTGCTCCTTGCCGAGCGAGTAGGAGCCGCTCGCTCCCTCGTCGAGCAAGAGCATCGGCAGCAGCAACGACCGCGCGATCATCCGATCGCAGTAGTCGATCCGCGCCTTGTAGGCCGATCCGTTGCCCGCGGCCTGGATCAGGTCGACTTCCCAGTCCTTGGGCATGACGGCGGCCCCGAGGACGTTCATCTCCCGCAGGAAGCGCAGCACCTTCTCCTGGTCCGGATCGCTCGTGCCCGGGGGATACTTCCCGTACGGGGTCGGCGAGGCCGCGCGCTCGAGGTAGACGTTCCAGAACTTGTCGACGTGGTCCTTGGCTTTCCAGTAGCGGTAGGCGGGCTTGAGGTCGCTGCGGCCGACGTAGTCGCCCTCGTGATCGTGACACCAGACGGTGAAGTAGGAGATGTTGTGCGGCACCCAGACGCCCTCGAAGCGCTGCTCGAGGTGCGTCAGGTTGCCGTACTCGTCGATCTTCAGGCGCCAGTTCTCCGGGTCGTACGGCTTCTGCTTGAGGGCCTGCAGGCCGATCTTGCCGCGCCAGTGGCCGTTTTCGATCACCCGGAAGACGATCTCGTGGATCGAAACCTTGCGCACGGTCGCCAGAGCGGCGCGCCGGTAGAAGCCGGTGAACGTCCCGGACATCTGCTCGAGCTGGTCCTCGACGAACTCTGCGATCTCCACGTCCTGGGAGTCGCGGCTGGCCGGGGTGATCTCGTAGCCCGAGGAGAGTCGCGCCAGGATCCGCAGCTGAGCGGCCGCGTTGACCTGCGGGTCTTCGAGCATCTTGACGTACTGCTCGTACGGGATGTGGTCGGGATCCCAGTCGCCAAACAGCGTGCTGCTTTTGCCTCGGATCTTCGCCTTCTCGGCCGTGCTGACGCTGTTGGACCCGCCGGCGTGGGGCGGGATCGGCAGGCCCATCGACCCGTCGTCGAAGAGCCTCTGAATGCGCTGGAGCGCGCGCGCACTGTAGACTCGCAGGCTCACGCGCTACCTCCGCCGTAGCTCTCCAGGCGGCCGGCACCCCGGGCCTCGCCCACCGACCCGACCCCGAACGCGCTCGCGCAGATCCACATGGCCATCAGCCGGTCCCCCGTGTGGCTGTCGGGCGTCCAGGTACGCATCTCCTCGCGGAGGTTGGTTGTCTCCGGGTGCGCGGGAATGTCCCAGCGGTCCATCTCGATGTCCGTGGCGAGGGCTTGGATCCCGAGCTCGGCGTCGCGGACCTTGGCCGTCGTCGTGCGGCCGATCACCTGAATCCTGCCGGCTTCGTCGGTGGACAGGCCGAGGCCGCGGGCAATGACCGGATCGCGGAGCATCTGAACGATGTAGATCTGCGCTGCGTTGTCCTCGACGACGAACCTGGCCGAGCCGCCGGCCTTCTGCACCGGCGCGTGGAACGCCCGGTAGCAGTCGACCATCGCGCGCAGAACTGCGGGCCCCTCCATGCGACCGGCCACGATGCTGCGCAGCTGCCGGCGGTGGCCCACCCGTACGGCCGTAACGAGCGCCGTCTCGTCCGCCGTCTCCTTGGCCCGCGTCGCCAGGTCCACGCCGGTCACCAGGTCCACCTGAGCGCCGACGCCCGCCGGCCAGCGGTCCCACCACTCGCACTTGCCGCGGGCCCGCAGCCAGGCGTCCTCGCGGAAGTACGCCGTGGTCTCGGACAGCGGCATGTTCCGGTACATCCGGTTGTACGCGACGATCGAGGACCGCTCGCGGATGGCCGCCAAACGGGACTTCGGGAACCGCTCGGGCCAGAGCGTCTGGCCCTTCCGGAATCCGACCTCGCCGTCGAACTTGACCGAATGCCAGCTCGGCCGCTTGGCGATCTCGTGCAGCGCGTCGTCGATGTGCCAGGCGGTGTCGATGATGATGCAGAAGCCGCCCGGCAGGACGCGGCTCATGATCTCCTCGTCGATCGTCTCGAGGACCTTCAGCCGTTGCGCCGGGCTCTGCGTGTTCGACTTGTCGAGGATGTTGTCCAGGATCACGCCGTGCAGGCGCGCGCCGAGGATCTGGCCGTCCAGGCCGTAGGCCGCCAGCGACGGGTCGGGCAGCCCGTGGGGGCAGCCGTGGACGCGAATCCCCTCGGCGCCCCAGGTGTCCACTCCCGTGCGGAGCTCACCCCGCGCCGGCCGCAGGTCTGGAAAGACGTCCCGGATCCGGGGATTCGAGACGATGACGCGCCCGATCGCCTTGACGTCCTTTTGGGCCTGCTTGGCCTTCGACTTCACGAACGCGTACTGGCGGTCGGGGTAGTTCCCGAGCAACCAGGTGGCGAGGATCCGGGCCTGCGTCGACTTGCCATGTTCCACGGGGAACCACATGACCAGCAAAAGATGCTGCCGCGCGAGGTCCTGGAAGATTCGGTGGTGCCGGGCCTGGCGGATCGGCTGGCCGGTGTCGTCGAGCCAGGCGTACTCGGCGAACGCGTTCACGTCCTTGCGGCATCGAGCCATCAGGTCCGCGCGCGACTCCGCCTCCGCTTTCTGGACCTCGGCGTCGAACGCGGCGAGAAAGATCTCGGTGGCGCCGCTCATCGCAGCCACCACCAGCAGGATCGCCAAGAGGAAGGTCGCGCGGTCACGCATCGCCACCTCCCATGAGGTCGGCGAAATCGGCGCGAATCGCGGCGAGTACGGTGGGATCCTTGACGTGCTGCACGATCACGCCGGCGGCCTTGACCAGCAACTCGCGGGCCTTCGCTTCGGTCACTTGCAGGGAGAGCTTGTCGTTCCAGAGGCCCAGGTGGCGGCCGAGCAGCTCGAGGGCCTTGTTCGCGCCGGGAGCGTTGAACGACCACGACCCGGTCCGGTTTCCATCCCGGTCCAGCACCGGAATCGCCTGCATGCAGCGGTGGACGATCTCTCGCAGGTGGTCGAGCACGAATTCGTCGTTGATCGTCGCGCTTGCGCGGCGGGCAATCAGTAGCTTGGCGATGCGCTCCTGGATGTCGCGACGGCCGAGCAGACGGTAGCCCTGTTCTCTGGCCGTGCGCTCGCTATAGCCCGCTTGCCGAGCTGCCTCGGCCGCGCAGAATGCCGCCCGGCCGACGTATTCTCGGCAGAACATTTCGTGGCGCTGGTTCTTGAGCTCAGGCATCTGCCCAGGCAGGGTCTGGCTTGCCTGCTAGCGGCGCCCGCCTCCGTGCGGGCTACGCGATCCGTCGCCCCGCCCGGGAAACTGATATTCACTAAGTATTGGGGATTCACCCGAATTCGGCGGGGTTGATATAATCTCCGCGAATCATCCGCTGGACCGCAGAAAGCTGTTGAGACGCCTAGAATAGCGTCTTCCGAACGCGACCCCCTCCGAGCCATGGCAACCCTCAGGAGACGGCGAAAGGAACGTCAGCCGGCGATTGCTCGCGCGGTCGGGGTGCTCATGGCGTCCTTTCTTTTCTCCCTCGTTCGCTTTCCGATAACTCCCCTTGTGTCCGATGCTATGCCGAGAGAATTGTAAGCCATATGATCACCCCCTTGGCTTCGTTTCACAGTACACGAACGCGACGGTCGAGTACAACAGTTAATCGACTTTTTTATCAAGTCCTGATCGAAAAGGTTCTACCGTATCGCTCGCAACTGATCGGTGCCGCTGCCAGCGGCGGGAGTTGCGCCGGCCTTCTCCGCCGCTTTAGGTCTGCGTACAGTGTTCTTGCGCAGCGCCCGTCGTCAACCAGGCACCGCGAGTCATGCGTCGATACGGCGAATCCGAGGCGGTTCTAGGGCAAGGCCCAGCGGTAGGTGTTCGACGATCTCGCGAATTGTCCGGATGCTGTGGTAGCGGTAACCGATAAAGTCGTAGACGGCGCCGGGCGGCAAACCGCATTGCTTCGAGATCTGGCGGATGTTCTTGCCGGTCTTTG